TAACACAAAGTGGTGATACATTTACTTCAACAATTACATGGGAAGACCAATATGGTAACTCTGATTCAAGAACTATTAATGTAACCGTATTTGGTAACCAATCACCATCAGTATCATTTACTGATTTGGGATTAAATACCGATACTGCAGTTAGTGGTTCTCATATAGGAACTTTAACTATTTCAGATACAGAAGGAAACACTCCATTCAGTGCATCAATTGGTGGAACTGATGGTGGTAAGTTTGAAATCGTTCCACAAAATGCAAATTCATCATCTTACTATGTTTATCCAACTGGTTCGTTAACATTGGGTGATTATTCAGTACAATTTGTAGTAACCGATAACTATTCAGAAACTGCAACCTTGAATGAAACAATTTCAGTCACTTCTGCAACTGATTATGGAACAATTTATGTTTATACTCAGAACTTAGGACCAGCAGGAGCATGGAGTGAAGCACAATATAAAGGAATTTATGGTATATCAGTAGAAAATGGCGATACACCACCTGAAGTAACTTCGTTTACAACTGCTGCTTCAATGTTAAGTACTCTTGTAAACAATGATGTTATTGGTGATAATACTATTACCTTTAATTCAACTTACACAATGACACTTCGTGATACTATTAGTGGAGATACCACTTTAGATTCTGCTTTGGCATCAAATGGTAATATTTCTTTTGCAGGAACTGCAAATATTTTATTACTTTACCCAAGTGGTTCTGATATGGAAGTTCCAACATCTATTCAAGAAACAATAAATGGAACAGCAGGAGGTGCCGTACCATATTTGAACGCCGATGGTGGTGGTTGGGGAGTTGCAAGTGCAAAATTAAACTCAATTACATTAGGAACACCTCATTTGGGATATAGTGAGTGGTTTGTTTTGGGAAGATTTGGTACTGATGGTGTAGGTTCAAGTTTTGAATATCGATTAATTAATGCAAATGGTGGTAGTGCACCATCATAATTTTATATTTATATTAATAAGGAGAATAAAATAAAATGCCTCTATTTAGTTCACAATTACAATTAAACACAGCTGCTTCTGCATCGGGTACTCCGTTAGCAGATGTTGCTGCTATTAAAGGTGCATTTAAAGTTTACCCAACATATGAGGGATTATCAAGCGTACCTGTAAGTTTAATTTCAAATAAACAAATTGTGTGGGTAGAAGATGCCGCATCTCTTTATCAAGCAACCATAACTCCGGCGGATTATATATCAACTTTTGAAGATACGGTAGTTTGGGCAGAATTTACTGGATTTGGTGGTGGTGGAGCAAGTAGTGGTGATATTACTGCAGTAATTGCAGGTAGTGGTTTGGTGGGTGGTTCATTCTCAGGAACCGCAACTTTAAATGTTGGTGCTGGAAACGGTATCACCGTAACTGCTGATGCAGTTTCGGTAAATACGGGTTCATTACACTTCCAAGGAGGTGTAGAATATTATATTTCTTCGGGTTCTTATATAATAGATTCGGGTAATATATAATAATCTTTAAAATCAATATATTTATTATAGAAAAACAAACACTATATAGTGTTTCATTTATTAGGCAAATGTCCTGTTAAAAAAAACAATAAAGGTTTTCGTTGTAACAAACTAAAAAAAGGAAAAAAACACAATGGCACAAATTATTAAACACAGACGCGGTTCGTTAGAATCCATTAGTTCTGCTACCAAACGTGCTGGTGAATTGTTAGTTGTTACGGGTTCTGCAGGAATCACTGCCGCAAATGGAGATTCAATTCTATTCGTTGGTATCGATGGTTCTACCGCAACACCTGCTAACAAAGTATTACAAGGTTCATCAGTACCTGATTTAACTGGAGCATCATACGATACTTCAGTTGATGGTATCCCGTTCTACGATTCTTCAGCCGAAAAATTATATATCTTAAATAAAGGTGGTAATGTTGAAGTTAAAGCAACAGCAAACACCGGAGGAACTGGAATTGTTTCTGGTTCTGCCCAAGTAAAAGAATTATTACCTTCAGGAACTGTTTCAGGTTCTTCTCAGGTTGTTAGTATCTTGGGTGAGTTAAACGCATTCTCTTCTTCTCAGGAAGGTAAAGATTCTACTTTAGCATCTTACACTGCTTCAGTTGATTCTGATTTAACTGAATTATTTGCTTCTGCTTCTGACCACGAAACTCGTGTAGATGCTTTGGAAGCTTTCTCATCTTCATTAGATGGTGGATTTGTTAATAATGCTGAATTAGCAGCAGCAACTGGTGCTTTAGAAACCACTATTGATAACTTAACTACTACTGATATTGCTGAAGGTTCTAACCTTTACTATACTGATGCTAGAGTAAAAACTAAATTAAATGCAGAAACTGTAATTTCAGGTTCTTCTCAAGTTGATTTGGCAGAAGTTCAAGGTGATACTGATGATGTTGCAGAAGGTTCAAGTAACTTATATTACACAGACGCAAGAGTAAAAACTAAATTAAATGCAGAAACTGTAATTTCAGGTTCATCTCAAGTACAAATCGGTTCAGTAACTGGTTTCTCTTCTTACTCATCTTCAGTTGCTGCAAATGATGTTGAATTATTCGCTACTGCTTCTGACCATGAAACAAGAATCGATGCTGTTGAAGAAGCAATTGGTGCTGGTTCAAACATTGATGGTAGATTAACTGCTTTAGAAACATTCTCAGGTTCTGCAGAAGATGATTTAACTGAATTATTTGCTACTGCTTCTGACCATGAAACGAGAGTTGATGATTTAGAAACTTTCCAATCAGATATTGAAACTGCAATTTCAGTTTCAGGACAGAATGTAGTTATTAATGGTAACTTAGAAGTTGCCGGAACTCAAACCATCGTAGATTCTACAACTGTACAAATTGGTGATAACATCATCGAGTTGAATGGTTCAGGAGCTGCAAACGCTGGTTTATTAGTAAAAGATGCAACTGCACCAAATACCGTTTCAGGTTCTTTACTTTGGGATTCAACTAATGATTACTGGAAAGCTGGTGCTGAAGGTGCTGAATCTAAATTATTAGTAGCTGGTGGTGATGGAGTAGTTTCTGGCTCTTCTCAAATCTCTGCTGACCAAACCGAAGGTTGGGCTGCTGATGTTAAAGTACAATTAGATGCTAACAATGTTGTATCTGGTTCTTCTCAAATCTCTGCTGACCAAACTGAAGGATGGGCTGCAGACGTTAAAACGCAATTAAATTCAAATACAGTAATTTCAGGTTCTTCACAAGTTAATGCAGATTCAATCACTAACTTCGATGCAAATGTACTTGACAAAATGAATGCTGAAGGAGTAATCTCAGGTTCTTCTCAAGTAACTATTGGTGATACTACTGGATACAGTGATTTCTCATCTTCAATTGCAACAGCAATTTCTGCTTCAGTAGCTGGTGCACAATGGGATAACTTAAATGGAAAACCTGCTGGAATCGTTTCAGGTTCTTCTCAAGTTGTTGATTACTTAGATTCTGAAGATGTTAACTTAGGTGGTATTTCTGGTTCTTCTTTAGATATTACTGGAAACGCTAAGATTGATGGTAACATCGTAATCGGTGGTAACATCACTATTGGAGATGCATCTTCTGATACAATCTCTTTCGGTGGTGAAATTGCTTCTGATATCTTACCTTCTCCATCTAACACTTACGATTTAGGTTCTGCAACTAACAAGTTTGCTGAAGTTCATGCTACTGATTTCTTCGGTACAATCAATGGTGTTGTAAACGCAACAAATGGTGTAGTTTCAGGTTCTTCTCAGATTGTTTCAATCTTAGGTCCATTAAACTCATTCACTTCTTCTATCAACACTACAATCAAAGATAAGTTAGATGCTGAAACTGTTGTTTCAGGAGCTGCACAAATCGTTGATTTATTATCTAACCAAGCAGTAGATTTCGGAACTGGTAGAGTATCTGCAGATGATTTCGGAATGGAGAATGGTTCTTCAACTTTCACAGGTTCATTCGTTGGTGATGGTTCAGGTTTAACTGGATTAGCAACTAACTTATCAATCGTAGATGGAAAATCAAACTCTACTGATATTGATTTATTAAATGAATCATTAGAATTTTTATCAGGTTCTGCAACCGGTATTGAAGTAACCGTTTCAAACAACACCGTTACTGTTTCAGGTGTTAACGCTTCTACATCTACTAAAGGTGTGGCTTCATTCGATGCAGATGACTTCGCAGTATCTTCAGGAAATGTTGCAATCAAATCAGGTGGTGTTAGAGCTGATAACTTAAACTCTGATGTTGCTGGAACTGGTATCTCTTTAAATGGAGTTGATAACTCTATCGAAGTTGATTATGGTTCTACTGCAGGAACTGCTGTTGAAGGTGATACTGCATTAACTGTTCAGGGAACTGCAAACGAAATCGAAATCTCAGGTGGTTCAATCACTTTAGGTGCTGGTGGTACTGTTACTATCGGATTACCTGATGATGTAACTATCGGAAACGATTTGGATGTAACTAATGATGCACAAGTTGGTGGAGATTTAACTGTTGTTGGTAACTTGTTCGTACAAGGTACAACTACAACCGTAGATTCAACTACTATCCAATTAGGTGATAACATTATTGAATTGAATGGTTCAGGAGCTGCAAATGGTGGTTTATTAGTTAAGGATGCTACTGCTCCTAACACCGTTTCAGGTTCTTTACTTTGGGATTCAACTAATGACTTCTGGAAAGGTGGAGCATTAGGTTCAGAAAAAGAATTCGCAAGAATTGATTCTTCTTTATCTTCTAACACCGTTCTAAAAGCTGATGCTAGTGGATTATTGGTAGATACAACCATTACTGATGATGGAACTGATGTTTCAATCACAGGTGATTTCACAATCGGTGGTTTAACTGCTAACTCATTCGTAGTTGCTGATGGCTCTAAAACTTTAGTTTCAATTGCTCCTTCAAACGCTGGTGATTTGATTCAATGGAATGGTTCTTCATTCGTTGCTTCTAACACGGTTGATGGTGGTACATTCTAATTAGAGTAACCAATAAATTTAAAATCCCCTCCCGAAAGGTTGGGGATTTTTTTTATACTTTTCGTTTTCTTATACTTATATAAGTGAAGTTATATACAATTCCCAAATAAATTATTAAATAAAGATATATTTATACTAAAAATAAATGGAAATCTAAATAGATGGCTGCAATATTACAATTAAGAAGGGGTACAACTCCGAGTACAACCATAGCTGAACCATATTTTAATACGAGTTTAGGTACATTACAAGTTGGTGATGGTTCTACCTCAATTACTCTCGTAAAAATAGGTTCAAATACTGGTAATGTTACTATTTCAGGAAATCTTACTGCCACTGGCATTTCAACTTTTTCTGCTATCACCGGTTCTAACCTTTACATAACCGAAAATGTAACAATTGATGGAAATATCCATATTGGAGGAAACATAACCCTTGGTAGTGGTTCTGATGGTGATATTGTTAATGTAAATGCACCATTGAGCGGTTCAATTATCCCTGCTGAAACAGAATTATATGATTTAGGTGCATCTGATAAGAAATATAGAAGTTTATATGTTTTATCTGCTAGTATAGATAATGTTTCATTACCAGGAAGTGGTATTTTATCTTCATCAAACGAAAACTTTACTAATTTCTCACAATCAGTTGATTCAAGATTAGATGGTGTTGAAGAATCTAACACAAATAGTGATTTTAGATTAAATTCATTAGAATCATTTACTGGTTCACAAGAAACAAAAAATTCTACACTTGGAACATATACAGGTTCAGTTGATTCTGATTTAACTGAATTATTTTCATCTGCATCTGACCACGAAACTAGAATTGATGATTTAACTTCAGTTACTGGTTCATATGCAACCACGGGTTCAAATGTTTTCTTTGGAAATCAAGATGTAAATGGTGATGTATCAATAATTGGTGGAGAATTTAGTGTTATAACCGGAAGTGCACAACTAACAAGTTCTTTGAGTTTCACTCATACTCTCAATGGTCCAAATGATGGATATGCAATGTTAGAATTAAGACATGATAATAATGTATATAATGATGATACTGCAATAAGATTAAAAACTGATTTTGCAGGTGCATATTTAGATTATAAAGAAGATGGTAGTTTATATAATATATTAAGTGTTCAAAGTTTTGCAAGTAAAAACATTTACATTCATAGAGATACTCGATTATTTCAATCAAGTTTAAGAATAGATGAAAATCTTACCGTAACTGGTTCTTTAATTGTTGCAACCGATGTATATTCACCTTCATTCTCAGGTTCATTCACTGGTTCGTTTAGTGGTTCACTTGCAACACAAGATGGTAGATTAGATAGTTTAGAATTAACATCCGAATCACATGATAGTAGACTAAATAGTTTAGAATTAACTTCTGCATCACATGATAATAGATTAGATCAGTTAGAAACTGAAACGGGTTCAATTGCTTTAGAACAATCTATCCAAGATGGTAGATTAGATAATTTAGAATTAACTTCCGAATCATACGATAGTAGATTAGACCAATTAGAAACCGAAACTGGTTCAATTGCATTAGAACAATCTATTCAAGATGGTAGATTAGATAATTTAGAATTAACTTCCGAATCCCATGATGGGAGATTGGATTATTTAGAAGGAGAATTTTCAACTTCTTTAGATACACGATTAGATTTACTTGAAAACTTTAGTTCATCTGAATATAACAACGATTCTCAATCATTTGATTCTCGTTTAGATTACTTAGAGGGAGATTTTTCAACTTCAGTTGATTCTCGATTAGATAATATTGAAGATTATACTGCATCTTTAAAACAAGCAATTGATGTAGATGGTCAGAGTTTAATAGTATATGGTGATTTGACTGTACAAGGTACAACAACTACACTTAATACTACCGAATTAGTAATTGAAGATAAACTATTATCAATCGCATCAGGTTCTACCACTTCTGCAGAGGCAGATGGTGCAGGAATCCACATTTCAGGTGCCGATGCATCTATGTTATGGGATGATATTAATTCAAATTTAGTGTTTAACCAAAAAGTATCATCTTCAGTAGGATTTAAAGGTGATGGTTCTGAATTAACTGATGTTTATGCAGTAGGAGTTGATTTTGCTGATATAGATAATAAACCAACATTAGTTTCAGGTTCTTCACAAGTAACATCTTCTCTTGATTTTAGATATTTAGAAATACTTGGAGATGATGTAGTATCGGGTTCATCTCAGATTACAATTACTAACACAACCGGATTCACAACCTTCTCAGGTTCATTGAAAACTACCGATGATGGACAAGATTCTCGTTTAGATAACTTAGAATCATTCTCATCTTCACAAGAATCGAAAGATTTAACACTTGGTATTTTAACTGCATCGTATGCTGGTAGATTATCAAACTTAGAATCATTTACCGGTTCTCAAGAAACAAAAAATTCAACTTTAGCAACCTATACTGGTTCGGTTGACTCACATATTAGTAATTTAGAATCATTTACTTCTTCACAAGAAGATAAAAACTCAACTTTACAAACATATACTGAATCGGTTGATTCTCAATTAACTGAATTGTATTCAACTGCATCTAATCATGAAGATAGAATTGATATTTTAGAATCATTCTCTTCATCAATTGATGATACAATCAAAATTAAGTTAGATGTAGAAGGTGTAGTATCATCATCTTCGGATACTTCTACAATTTCTCTTTCTATACAAAATGGAGTTATTAGTGGAGATGTAATTGGTGGAATAGTTTCAGGTTCTGACCAAGTAACCAGCTCATTGGATTTTAGATATTTAGAAATTAATGGTGATGATGTAATTTCGGGTTCATCTCAAGTAACTGAATCTTTAGATTTACGATATGAAGAAATTGCATCTGAAACACATACATTAGTTTCGGGTTCATCTCAAGTAACCGAATCATTGGATTCACGATACGAAGTTTCGGGTTCAGTTGCTGATTTAGTAGGTATTCGTTCAACATCAGGTTCTCTTGGTTCAGCTGCATGGTATAATGTATCTGCTTCAATTTCAGATGGTAACCCTGCTGTTCTTGGAACTGCTGGTGCTGTTAGAGATTATATTGATGAACAACTATTAATCATCGGTGCAGGTGATATTACATCGGTTATTGCTGGTGATGGTATGAGTGGAGGTGCATTATCAGGTTCTGCTACTTTAACACTTGATACTTCATCTGCTCACTTTACCGAAGGTGTAGTTGAAGCAATACAACCATTTAGTTCATCAGTTGATACTCGATTAACTGAATTATCAGAAGCAGCAGGTTATATTAACTATGTAACAAATAGTATAGAACAATTAACGGGGATAGAAGTGGCAGATTTTGATAATAATGTGGCAGTAACCTTTATAGGTGGAACACTTAAATTTATTTTTGGAACACCCGCGGTACCATCTTCAATTAACACATCATTAAGTGGATTCTTATCTGATAGATTTAATCGAGTAGAAGATGAATATACAATAAATGGTACTTGGAACAATGGTGGATACACACTTATAAGTGCATCACTATACGAAGGTACTACTTTATTAGAACAAGTTGGTGTTGGTACATCATTATCACATATAGTAACCACAAGTGGTTCACATACTTATAAATTGGAATATACCGGAAGTTCTCCATTAGATGGAAGTATTTATACAACATCTACTACGGTGACAGGTACAATATCAAAAACAAATCCAGCTTCACCAACATTAACTCCATCTGCAACCATACAATTAGGAGTTAGTTCAAATCAAATAGAACAAGGTGCAACTGGTAGTATATCATTCACCTCATCTTCAGCTGACCCATCAAATGGTTGGGATTTAATAGATGTAACTACGAATGTGGAATCACCATATTTAATCGAAGGACCTTTAACTGGTTCATCATCGATTTCTATAACTGCAACTGCAAATTATGAATCACCAGATGGAGATAATGACCCTAATTTAAATACAAGTTCTACTACAACAAGAACTTATACTAAAATTAGAAGTTTAAGATATGGTTCATCTACTATTAGTTCGTTTACTGAAGAAGATTTAGCTAATTTGGCACTATGGGATACATCGTTAGGTGGTTCTGTTGGTACAATCGTAAAAGGAACTACAAATCCAAGTGGTCAAACGGTGACAATTACTCATAGTGGAGATGAATTCCATTATATTGTGTACGATAGTTCTCGTTCAAACCTAACAGGTATCACAACAAGTGGGTTTGATGTGTTTAACTCGTTTGCAGTAACAACTGTTGGCCAATATAAAATTTATAAATCAACTACGTTACAAGCAGGTGGTGCAGGAACTAGTTTTACATATACTTTAACATAATAATAGAGGATAGAAAATGGCAATTACATTACCAAGTGGTTTTAACATAACAAACAATGAACCGGTAGATGCTAGATTTAGTTTAGCTGACCAAACGGCCCGTTATGGCCTATCTTCTGCAAACATATACGAGGGTTTAGTTGTTTATCAACGAGATAATAATACATTATGGATATTAGTTGATACAAATGAGGTTTCTAACACAAATGGATGGCAACAAGTAACATCATCGGAGTTATCCGATACAATTACCGATAGATTAGATAGTTTAGAATTAACTTCTGCGTCTCATGATGATAGATTAGACCAATTAGAAACAGATTCAGGTTCACAAAGTGGTAGATTAGATAATTTAGAATTAACTTCTGCATCTCATGATAGTAGATTGGGTAGTTTAGAATTAACTTCTGCATCTCACGATAGTAGATTAGATAATTTAGAATTAACTTCTGCATCTCATGATGACAGATTAGATAATATTGAAAGTTTCACATCATCCATAGATACTACAATCAAAACTAAATTAAATGTTGAAGGTGTAATATCGGGTTCAGTTCAAATATTAGGTGGAAGTGGTATTTTATCTTCATCAAACGAAAACTTTACTGATTTCTCACAATCAGTTGATAATAGATTAGATTCTGCAGAAAGTGCACTTGCAAGTGGAAATGATAGATTAACATCATTAGAAGGATTTACTTCTTCAATTGATACTACAATCAAAACTAAATTAAATGTTGAAGGTGTAATTAGTGGTTCAGACCAATTAACATCTTCATATGATTCTCATTATGTAACATTAGATGGTGACCAAACAATTGGTGGAATAAAAGAATTCAACGATATTGTTGTAAATGGAACTGGTTCATTTGCTTATATTGAATCAATTGGTGGTTCTGCTAAAATTATTGGTGACGCGTTTGTTGTAGTAAACACAGCAACACCAACATCAAGATACGCGGGTTTATCAGTTTATGATTCGGGTTCTACTCTTTCAACTGCATCATTCTACTTTGATGGCCAAAATAACGATTGGGGATATGAATATTCCTCATCTACTGGTGTTGATTATGCAGTAACCATATTTGGACCTGAATACACAACAAAAGGTAACCCAACTTATTTAACAACGAATACAATACCAAAAGCAGTTGATAATCATCATTTAAATGATTCAAATATTTCTGATGATGGTACAACTATCACTCTTGGTTCAAATGTACAATTAAATGGTAATTTAAACCTTACTGGTGGTATAAGTGGATTAAATATAGTATCGGGTTCATCTCAGATATTAGGTGGAACTGGTATAGTTAGTAGTTCTGCTCAAATAAAACCATTATTACCATCAGGAACTGTATCGGGTTCGATACAAGTATCATATCCGAGTTTATCTAATATTCCGGCTGGTATTGTATCGGGTTCATCACAAATAACTCCTTTACTACCAACTGGTGTAGTATCAGGTTCATCTCAGGTATTCTCAAATGTAAGTGGTGATGTTACTATTAACTCATCAGGTGTATCTGCAATATCAAGTGGAGTAATTGTAAATGCCGATGTTAATGCAACCGCGGCTATTGCTTACACTAAATTAAATTTACAAGGTAGTGGAATTATATCAGGTTCTGGTCAAATTACAAAAACTTTACAAGAAGTAACAACTGCAGGTAATACAACAAATACTTCAATATCAATTACAAACTTAACTGCATCAACTTCTAAAACAACCGGTGCCTTGATTGTAAGTGGTGGTATTGGAACAAGTGGTGATGTGTTTGCAGGTGGTGATGTTGTTGCGTATGCATCCTCAGATAAAAGATTAAAAGATAATATTTTACCGATTGAAAATCCTTTACAAAAAATTAATCAAATTGGTGGTTATAGTTTTGAATGGAATGTGGAAAAACAGAATATTTATAAAGGTAAAGATTACGGAGTTATTGCCCAAGAAATCGAAGAAATCTTACCTGAATTGGTAGATACGAGAGAAAGTGGATATAAGGCCGTAAAATACGATAAATTGGTTTCCCTATTAATTGAAGGAATCAAAGATTTATCACAACAAGTTGAAGAATTAAAACAAAAAATTAACAAGGGATAATACACCATGGCTCAAATTATTAGATTAAAAAGGTCAACATCTTCCGGTACAAAACCAAGAACACAAGATTTAGAAACAGGTGAAATTGCAATAAACGTATATGATGGTAAGGCATTCACAAGAAAATCAGGTAGTGTTGATGAAGTAGTTGAATTTGTATCAACAAACACAACCACTGCAATTTCAGGTGATATAAATTTAGATGGTTCAGTAACTGCTTCTTATTTTGTAGGTGATGGTTCTCAAATAACGAACATTACAGTTGACCAAGCTGCTACATCTAAAAAAACATTTACAAACCAATCAACTTGGGTAGTAAACCATAATTTAAACACACTAAACCCAATCGCACAAGTATATGATTCAAATAATTATCAAATTATACCTGAATCTCTACGAATTACTGATTCAAACACAATCACAATTACTTTCCCAAGACAAGAAACCGGATATGCAGTAGTTGCAAAAGGTGGACATATTGTTTCAGGTTCAATTTCAGCAGAAAATATTGATGGATTAAGTACTTCTATACTTGATGGTATAAACGCAACTGGTGCATTTAGTGGTTCTGCTCAAATTAGTTTAAGTGGTGATGTAACTGGTACTGCCGATTCAACCGTTATTTCACAAATTGATGGTGGCGGAATTTAATTTTAATAAAAAAGGATATATTTATATATTAAAAAACGAGGATAACAAAAGATGATTTTACACAGTCCAATATTTTCAGGTTCAATTAATCAAGCAGAATCTGCATATGCAAATTTAAGTGGTTCGTTTACGGGCTCGTTCAAAGGAGTTGGTGATTTTGAAGGTTTAGTAGCAGACTCAATTGACTATGATAACATTTTCAATGTACCTACTTTAGTTTCAGGTTCATCACAAATATCTTATCCTGAGATATCTAATATCCCAAGTGGTATTATTTCATCATCAGCACAAATAGATACTTTATTTGATATCGATGGTCTTGTATCAGGTGGTGCACAAGTTGAATTCAATACTATAAACAATAACCCGTTCTCACAAAGTGCAAGTTCGGTAACTGTTTCTAAGAATATTGTACCAACAACTAATAGTATAACTCTTGGTACTGCACAGAATCCATTCCAAGATTTGTATTTATCCTCTGCATCTCTTTACATTGATGGACAACAAGTAATATCATCTAACGCAACTGAATTAATCATTACAACCGATGAAAACCAATCATTAAAATTGATTGAAACCGGTGCTGATACAATTACATTACAAACTGCAAATGGTGATATTACCCTTACTACAACCGGAACTGGTAATATTGAATTAGATGCTCCAATACAAATTGCAGCAGGTAATCAAATTATCTCATCCGATGGAAATGCAATCCAAATCGGTGAAGATATATCAGTAAGTGGAAATATTGCTGTAACTGGAACCGTAGATGGTGTTGATGTAGCTGCATTAAAGGCTTCCTTTGATACATTAAATGGTAAATCAGTAATTTCTGGTTCATCACAAGTAACTATTTCTGATACTACGGGATATTCGGATTTTAGTTCTTCATTAAGTGGAAGAATTTCTACTGAAAAAGGAAGAATAGATGCTATTTTACTCTCTGCAGATGCTGATAAAGATTCATTTGCTGAAATTGTATCATTGATTAACTCTGTTGATACAACTAATGATAATGCATTCGCATCATTCTATACATCCTCAAATAATACAAATACAGCTCAAGATGCAAGATTATCTTCATTAGAAACCGCATCAGGTTCTGCTATTACACGATTAGATGCATTAGAAGGAACTGATATAACAGTTAGTTTAAGTGGTGATGTTAGTGGTAGTGGTACAATTACTAACTTAGGAGATGTAACAATCTCAACAACAGTACAACCAAACTCAGTTGCTTTAGGAACTGACACAACTGGTAACTATATGAGTAACGTATCTGCTGGAAACGCAGGTATTTCTATATCACATACACAAGGTGAAGGTTCAACTGCAACAATTTCACTTGTTAGTGGTGTTGTTTCAGGTTCATCTCAAGTTAATGCTGATTCAATCACAAACTTTGATGCAAATGTACTTGCATACAACAACTCTTTAGGTGTAATCTCTGGTTCATCTCAAGTAAATGCCGATTCAATCACTAATTTTGATACAAATGTATTGGCTTACAACAACTCTTTAGGTGTAATTTCAGGTTCTTCTCAAGTTCTTGGAAATACAGGTATTGTTTCTTCATCTGCACAAATTGATTCATTAGGATTCTTGAAAGTAGATGGAGATGCTGTAATCTCAGGTTCATCACAAGTTTCTATGGGTGGTGATTTAAGTGGAACTGCTGACAATGCTCAAATAGTAGCTGGAGCAATTACCAATACTGAAGTTAATGCATCTGCAGCAATTGCATACACTAAATTAAATTTACAAGGTAGTGGTATTGTATCGGGTTCTTCTCAAGTATTCTCAGATGTGAGTGGAGATGTTGTAATTGCATCAAATGGTGTTGCTACAATCCAAGCTAATTCAGTTGCTTTAGGAACTGATACAACTGGTAACTATGTTGCTGGTGTAACTGCTGGAAATAGTATCGTAGTATCAGGAACTGCAGGTGAAGGTTGGTCTCCAACAATTACTGTTGGTAATGGAGTTGTTTCAGGTTCATCTCAAATAGACGCATTAGGATTCTTAAAAGTTGATGGAGATAGTGTAATTTCAGGTTCATCACAAGTATCTCTTTCGGGTGATATAACAGGAACTGCTAACAACACTGCAATCGCATCAGGAGTTATTGTAAATGATGATGTTAATGCATCTGCAGCAATCGCTTACACTAAATTAAATTTACAAGGTAGTGGTATTTTATCAGGTTCAGTACAAGTACAAGCTGGTTCAATTACAGGTGATATTGCATTAGGAACACAAACAAGTGGTAACTATGTTGCAACTCTTGGAACTGGAACAGGTGTAACTATTGGTTCAAACACAGGAGAAGGTTCAACTCCAACTATCGCAGTTAATTATGGTTCAACTTCAAATACAGCAGTACAAGGTAATACTACTATTGCATTTGGTGGTACTGCAAACGAAATTACAATCGATGCTGGTTCTTCAATCACTCTTGGTAGTGGTGGAACGGTAACTATTGGACTTGCAGATTCAATTGGTGGAAATAGAACTTTCTCAGGAAACGTAACTGTAACAGGTAACTTAACCGTAAATGGTACTACAACAAGTGTAAATTCAAACACAGTAAATATTGGTGACAACATTATTGTTCTTAACTCTGATGAGGCTGGTGCTCCATCACAAGATGGTGGTATTAACATCGAAAGAGGTACATCAACTAATGCTGGATTGATTTGGAGTGAAGCTAACGATTACTGGATGGCAGGACTTGTAGGTTCTGAAGAAAGAATCGTAGTTGGTGCTGGTAATACTTCTATTACTACTTTAGGTACAATCGCAACAGGTACTTGGCAAGGTACAGCTATTGCTGATGGATATATTTCATCTGCAGCTGCTTGGAATGCTAAATTAGATTCTGCTGGTACAATCGCTACTAATGATTACGCTAAATATGATGCTAGTGGAGATTTAGTTGGTAGAAGTTATACTGAAGTAAAAACTGACCTTTCACTTAATAATGTTGAAAACACTGCATTATCAACTTGGGCTGGTTCGGGTAACATTACAACTTTAGGAACAATCGCATCAGGTACTTGGAATGGTTCAGTTATCGCATCTGCTTACTTAGATGCTGATACTGCTCACCTATCAACTACTCAAACATTTAGTGGAACTAAAACATTCTCTGCTATAACAACTATATCAAATACAACTGCTTCTACAACTAAAACTACTGGAGCTCTTATAGTTACTGGTGGAGTTGGTGTAAGTGGAGCCCTAAATGTTGGTGGTGACGTTGTTGCTTACGCTTCTTCTGATAAGAGATTAAAAGATAATATCAAAAATATCGAAAACCCAATTGAAAAAGTTCAGAAATTGAATGGTGTAACTTGGGATTGGAACTCTAACGCTGATGAATTACAACAATCTTTACCAAATGTAGGGGTTATTGCTCAAGAAGTTGAAGAGGTGTTCCCACAATTGGTTCACAATAGAGATAATGGATATAAAGGTGTTGATTACGCTAAATTAACAGGATTGTTAATCGAAGCAATCAAAGACCAACAAAAACAAATTGACGAGTTAAAATCCAAATTAGGATAATATACAATAAAAAAGAAAAAGGTTGCAAAACCCCCTCTACATAGGGGGGGTTTTTTTATAAACCGAGTAATTATATAATGAAACCGGTAAACCATAGATATGGCACAAGTAGTAAAGTTAAAAAGAACAGCTGTTGAAGGCAAAGTTCCATCTACCGCTCATTTAGAGCTAGGTGAACTTGCGATTAATACTTATGATGGTAGAATTTTCTTTGAAAAAGATAATGGTACACCATCAGTAGAGCACGTTGTTACTACTAACTCAGAAACTACTGGCTCTATCAATGTTTTCGGTAATGTTACGGCATCTTATTTTTATGGAGATGGTAGTAATCTAACAAATCTACCAAACACAGATGTATCACAAGTTGCAACTGTAACTTCTTCTTTTGATAATACTAATACAATTTCAGTTCTACATAACTTTGATACAAAAAATGTAATAATTTCGGTATATCAAAGTAATGATACACAACTTATACCACAAACAGTAACTTTAACTAATAACAACACAGTTGATATTACCTTATCGGGTAATCATAGTGGTTATGTAGTAGTTGCAAAAGGTGGACATATAGTTTCAGGTTCTGCCTCAGATTCCAATCAATTAAATGGACAGGTGGGTTCATATTATTTAGATTATACAAATTTTACTAATATACCAAGTGGTATTATTTCATCATCTGCACAAATAGATGATTTATTTAATATAGATGGTGTTATATCAGGTTCAACTCAAATAACCAATTTAACAACATACAAAACTGATGTTAGTGGAAATTCAACATATGCAATTTCTCATTCATTAGATGAAGAATATCCAATTGTTCAAGCATGGAATACATCAACAAAAAAACAAGAAGTTCCATCTATTGTAGAATCAACTTCGGTAAACTCACTAACAATTACTTTTTCATCAACTTTTGCTGGTAGAATTATAGTTAAAAAATAAAATAAATGGTTTATGATGTATATTACACTACTGGTGGAGGACCTTGGGTAAATGCTGGTACTGATACTTGGGTAAATCTATGGATGGAGTTAGTTGTACCTCATTTAGAGGTAAAACCTATACTTTTATTACATAGAAACAAACCAAAAGGACACGAAGATTACCAATTTCCCATAGAAGCACATTGGCACGGTGATGATATCGAAAAATTTGAAGAATTATGTAGAAATGCACGAAGAATCAACATTTTACATGGTCATTATACTCCAATGAAGGTAATCGAGGAGAATAAACATAAAATTCACTCAAATATACTCCATAATTCAGTAGACCATATACTAAAATCACAATTAGGTACTGATGCTTCACTTGCTTGGCACCCATATTTAGATTCTTCTTGGGAAAAACAAGTAAATGAATGGGCAAAACACTCAATTTGGGTAGGATTATATGAAATTCTCATAAAAAATAAAAATTTACCTAATTTTTACGAATTTAAACACAATTTACCTCTCTCAAAATCAAATTACCTCGGTTTTGCTTCAAGATGTGAGGGTAGAAAGAATCCACATTATTTAGATGGTTTAAAATCATTTATTTTTACTGATTCACACGAATTTAACGCAATTTGGAAGGGTGGAGTTAAAATAGATACATCAAAATCACGAATTTATCACTATAATTCAGAATTTAAAGATAAGTTTTATAATATGGACTGGGGAGTATCACATTCCGCATTTACATCCGAACCATTTGGTTATGGAATCTTTGAAGCAGTGGATAGAGGTAAGTTACCAATTTTACATAAACTTTACATGAAAGATTTAGAATACCCCTACCGAGTTTCATCTAAAAAGGAGTTTCGTGATATTTATAATAGAATTTGTAACGAATCATATGAGGTAAAAAATCATTGGTTTAACCACTTAAAACAATATATGGTAGAAAATTATACCAATAAAGAAAAGTGGATACAAGATTTACTTTATATTTATAATATGTAGGAAAACATAATTATGGCATACTCATTAAACAATTTGGCCGGAGCAACCGGATTTACTCAAGCCTCTAATGTATCTTTAGGAACTATAAAAGGGTCTCCTGCAGCAAATGATACTATAAGTATTGGTTCATTTGCTTTGACAAGTGTAACTGCTCCAACTGGATATACTTACGCAGTAGAGGGAACTTCCGAAACTTATACAGCAGGTACTGCGGGTGGTAGTAGAATATCTTATATTGAAAACTATGCTCCAAATTGGACATGGACAGTTCCGGTTGGTTCTAAAATTACTTTAGGTACGAACTCTGGTAAAAGTGCTACTTTTTCAGTTTCTTCAATGACCAACCTTCCTACACAAACTGCTTTACAATCAATTATTTCTCATACAATTCGAATGGTATTTGATGATGGATTTAGTGAAAATTGTACCAATAAAGGGTCAAATTTAGATAAAACAGTTTATTCAGTAGATTCATATGATGGTAACTCATCAGCACTATGTTTAACGATTGACTCACCGGTTACTTTAGCAGATGGTACAATCGTAGAGGCAGGTGATTTAAATGAAGGAGATACTCTTAAAGGGTTCTCTATCGGTGGATTAGGAACTGATTCAGATGGAACTTTCTTAGATTGGTCATCTAATTCACTTTCTACTACTCCAAAAGATGTAACAATTGTTAATTTAACTTATTCTTTTGCTGCTCGTTATTATGATGTAAATAATGGTGAGGTAACTGCTACTTCTGAACACCCTATGTTGGTGAAAGATTCGGTAAGTGGTGATTACAAATTTAAAGAAATGTTCAACTTAGTAGTTGGGGATAAATTGGTCAAAGGCGATGGTAGTGAAGTTGATATTACTTCAATTGATATTGTACAAAAAACAACCGAGATTGTTTCAATAGATGTTGAAGAAGAAGATACTTACATGGTTAATGGATATATTACACACAACAAAGGTGGTAACTCACATTCTAATTTCTCAGGACCAAGTGCACCTACATCAGTTGCATACTCATCTCCATTAATTACATGGACTGCACCATCGGCTCAAACTACAACAGGTATAACTGCTTACGAATATCAAATTTCAGCTGCATCTAACTTTAGTTCAATTGAAAATACTGCAGATGAATGGAGTACAACTGAAGTTGAGGTAAATACAATTTTAGCTGCAGGAACTTGGTACTTTAGAGTAAGAGCAATTGAGGCTGGATTAAAAGGAACTTGGTCTTCTACTCTAACATTTACAAGATAATTTTTACGTTTTGTAGAAAACGATATATTTATATATATAATTTAAATTAACAAAATATATCAAAATGGCAGAACAAATCAAGTTTACGGAAGAAGAAATTGGTCAAATCAACCAATTAAGACAAGATGCTACTAATGTTTTTTTACAATTAGGACAATTAACATTAGAGAGAAAGAAAAGGTTAGAAGAATTAGATACTTTAGAATCTCAATTACTACAAAATCAAAAAGAATTGGCGGAAAGAGAACAAAATTTATTTAAATCTCTAAACGAAAAGTACGGTGATGGTAATTATGACCCAAATACTGGCGTTTTCACACCATTATCGGATGAAGTTACACAATAAAATATTCTTTACAAAAAGTAAGTAATATTTATATTAGTATCACTATATTAGAACAAAATTTAAAGGAGTAATATAAAATGGCAGAAAAGATTGTATCACCAGGTGTTTTTACAAGAGAAAATGACCTATCATTCTTATCTCAAGGGATTGGTGAAATCGGAGCAGCAATAATTGGACCTTTCCATAAAGGACCTGCATTCGTACCAACCGTTGTAAACACACAATCAGAATTCGAATCTATCTTCGGTACACCGAATGGAGATTTCTACACGGGATATACCGTGCAAAATTATTTAAGAGAGGCTGGAACTGTAACTATCGTTAGAGTTGGTCATGTAGGTGGATATACCCAAGCAGATGCAGTTGGTATCAAGATATCGGGTTCAGTTTCAGGTGAAAAACTTGTTGGTGTATTAAAATCTACCCATCATTGGACAACTTCAGGAAACGGAGATGCTATCACTGCTTCTATTGATTCACAAGAAGCATCATCTTTATTTGCTATAACATTAGAGAATGGTAACGATGCTTTAAACACTACAATCTCTGCTTCAGTTCTTCACACTGCTGGTAATGATTTATCAGATGTATTTGGTGAAAACCCAAGAGGTTCTAAAGGTGTTTATGTATCTCAATTCTTTGAAAATGCTGCAATCGATACATTCAGTTCAGCAGATGGTGATAAAATTGAATTAGTAGATTTGGGTGAGCAATCATTCGATGGACAAGATTGTACTTTTGCCTCTACTCCTTGGATTAAATCTCAATTAATCTCTGGCGAAAGACATGATTTATTCCGTTTCCACACTTTAGGTGATGGTACATACGCAAACAAAGAATTTAAAGTATCAATCTTTAATGTAAAAGCAGCAGGTGAATCAAATGCTACTGATTATTCAACATTCTCAGTTGCAATTAGAGGATTTGCTGATACTGATAGAAAAAAATCAATTTTAGAAACATATAACAATGTTAACTTAGACCCTGCATCTCCAAATTACATCTTAAAAGTAATTGGTGACCAGGATGTTACTATTGATGCAAATGGAAAACAAACATTAAATGGTGATTATAGAAATCGTTCTAAATTCGTTAGAGTTGAAGTTTCTGCAGAGGGTGCATTCCCAATCATCGCAGGACCTTTTGGACACGATGCTTACTTATCACCAATCGCAGGTAACGATAATATCACTCCTGCAGTAGTATTCTCTACAAGTTCAGCTGATAACACTTCATCTTCAACTTATAGATACTCAGGTATTGATTTAGAAACTGCAGTAGTTAAAGTAGATAATGGACATTTCTTAGCTCCAATTCCAAATGATGCTGAAAATGGTTCAAACGTAGTATTTGCATTTGATTCACAATTCTCATATGAACTTACTGGTTCAAATGCAGCAGATGTTGCAAAGAGACAATTCGTGGTAGGTTTCCAAGGTGGATTTGATGGTGTAACACCAACCGTTTCTCTTGATAAAGGAAATGATATATCTGCTGGTAACTCACAAGGATTTAACTTAGCAGGTTCAACTGCAAGTGGTTCAGTTGCTTATGTAAAAGCAATAAACGCAGTATCTAACCCTGATGATTTCGATATCAACTTGGTTGCTGCACCTGGTATCATTAGATACAACCACTCTTATGTATTTGATAAGATTGTTGATATGGTAGAATCAAGAGAAGATGCATTCTTCATTGGTGATGTAGTTGGACCAACAAATGGTGATTCATCTGCAAAACAACAAATTGCTACCGAACAAGCTCAATCAGTAGATTCTAACTATGTTGGTACTTACTATCCATGGGTTAAAACAATCGATTCAAGAACTAACAAATTAACCGTAGTTCCACCATCAGTATTGATGCCAGGAATTTACGCTGCCAATGATGCTATCGCAGCAGAATGGTTTGCACCGGCTGGTTTGAATAGAGGTGGAATCATCGGAGCAGTAACTGTAACTGATAGATTAACTCATGCTGAAAGAGATACTTTATATGAGAACAAAGTAAATCCAATCGCTTCTTTCCCTGGCGAAGGTATCGTTGCATTTGGACAAAAAACTTTACAAGATAAGGCTTCAGCATTAGATAGAATCAATGTAAGAAGATTGTTGATTAAAGTTAAGAAATACATCGCATCTACTTCAAGATACCTTGTATTCGAACAGAACACATCTCAAACAAGAGCTAAGTTCTTGAACACCGTAAACCCTTACTTAGAAGGAATCCAACAAAGACAAGGTTTATATGCGTTTAGAGTGGTAATGGATGAATCTAACAATACACCAGATGTAATTGATAGAAACATCATGGCAGGTGCAATTTACTTACAACCTACCAAGACTGCTGAATTCATCGTAATTGATTTCAACATCTTACCAACTGGAGCTGCATTTACGGCGTAATAAAACAAAAAAAGTAGAAAACTATATTTATTAGTAGTATATAAAGGAGAAATAAAAAAATGGCAGAAGTATTAGAATTTAACGATATGTTCTATACCAATTTCGAACCAAAGATGAAGAATCGTTTCATCTTGGAAATCGATGGTATCCCTTCTTACTTGATTAGAACAGCAACAAGACCACAAATCAATTTTGAAGTTGTAACATTAGACCATATCAATGTTAAAAGAAAATTAAAAGGAAAAGGTGAGTGGCAAGATGTTACTATGACCTTATTCGACCCAATCGTTCCATCAGGTGCTCAGGCAGTAATGGAGTGGGTTCGTTTATCTCACGAATCATTGACAGGTAGAGATGGATATGCAGATATGTACAAAAAAGATATCGATATCTATATGTTAGGACCAGTTGGTGATAAGATTGAACAATGGAAATTAAAAGGTGCGTTTATCCAACAAGCTAACTTCGGTGACTTGGATTGGAGTAATGCCACAGACCCTGCATCAATCGAATTAACTTTATCATACGATTACGCTATCCTTGAATTCTAATTAACACTGCAATTTTATTATACCGAAGGGGTTCTCTTGTTGAGAATCCCTTTTTTTTCAACTTTTTTTAATCTATATATTTATATATAAACATAAAATAAAGGTTTATTATGGCAAATTATGATTTCCCAACTGAAGTGATATCACTTCCATCAAAAGGTTTAGTATATCCTGAATCAAATCCACTATCATCTGGTCAATTAGAAATTAAATATATGACTGCAAAAGAAGAAGAAATTCTTGCATCTCAAAATTTAATTAAAAAGGGTGTAGTATTAGATAAGTTATTTGAATCAATTATTGTTGATAATAAAATCAATATAGATGATATTATTATTGGTGATAAAAATGCTATTATGTTAGCAACTCGTATTTTAGGTTATGGACCTGAATATAAGATTGAAATTACTAATGATTTAGATGAAAAAGAAGAACTTTCTGTTGATTTATCAAAAATTCAAACAAAAGAAATTGATGAATCATTATTAAATCGTGAAAATCGCTATACATTTACTACTTCAAATGGTACTGTATTAGAATACAAATTATTATCACATGGTGATGAGAAAAAAATTGATGCAGATATAAAAGCGTTACAAAGATTAAATAAAGGAACTTCTGCTGAATTAACAACACGATATAGATATATGATTCTTTCGGTAAATGGTAAAACTGATACTGGTTCTATAACTGGTTTTATCAATAATCAGTTTTTAACTCGTGATACTCGTGCTTTCAGAGAAGCTGTAAAAAAATTACAACCTGATGTTGTTATGGAGTTTGAATACGAAGACCCAAGAACGGGAGAAATGGAGGTACGCCCAATTCCTATGGGCGTAGGGTTTTTTTGGCCTACCGAGTAATTATACAATTCAACTTCATCAACAAATTTTTGAATTATGTTATTATGGCAATGGATTCAATCAAGAAGGAGTTTATAGATTACCAATACACATACGAAACTTCTATTATAAACAATTAATAGACGCTAAGAAAAAAGAACAAGAGCAAACGAAAAAGGCCCAAAATACACCAAAAGTAAATAAAGGACCAAGTATAAGAGTGAGGAAGTAATTTTCCTCACTTTTTTTATACTTTATATTTATAGTAGTATAATTGGAGATAATAAAAATGAAACTTAATAAACAAGAAGCAAAGTTATTTAAGGAATCTCATTCTAAGTGGTTAGGTGAAAACTATTTTTTAGGAAAATTATTTCTTAGAAAAGTAGTTAATGCCATAAAAAATGATTCTGAAATTAAAAATGCCATAGCTAAAGCAGATAAAGAATTAGAAGCAACCAGAGATAAAATAGAAAAATTATCAAAAGGTGATAAGGAAAAAGTAAAACAAGCAATCCCTGCAGATGTTAGAAAATATTTAGGGTTTGATTACTAAACTTATATAATTTAATATGGCTAAATCACAATCACAAGAACAAAAAGAATATAATTCTTTACTATCACTTACTCAATCAATGTTGGGTAAGATTGGTGATTCCATGTCTGAAATAGCCAATAATTCTGATAAAAGAAATAAAAAATTACAAGAACAAGTATCATTATCAAAACAAATTGTTGATTCAATACAAACTGAAAAAGATTTAGAAGATGCTCTCTTAAAATTAGAGCAACAACGAAAACAAATAAATTCACAAAATTTTGGAGTAAACGAGGCATCAAAAAATACTCTTTTACAACAAAATCAAGCAATGCAAGGTGTATTGCAAAAACAAAAAACTCAAGCACAAATTTTAGCAAGAGTAGATGATATTGTTGGTGAAACAACTGATAAGTTTAAGGGTTATTTGGATGATATAGATTCTGGATTACAAAAAATTCCAATAATAGGAAAAGCTCTTTCAAATACATTTCAACCATTTAAAGAAAAAACCGAAGAAATAATTGATAAAGTAGGTAACGAGTTCAGTTCAAAATTTCAAGAGTCATTTTTAGAATCTCAAGCAGCAGGTGATAATTTGGCCACATCAGTTACAAAGGGTATCGGTGGAGGACTTAGAGGTGCATATCGCGAATTACAAGCATTAACAGGGCCATGGGCTCCTATAATTGTGGGAGCATTGGCCGTGGCCGGTGCTTTATATCTTGCTCTAAAACGATTTACAGAAATTGATAAAGCTGCTCAAAAATTTAGAGAAAGTACCGGATTATTAAATTCACAAACTGCCCAAGTTAGGGATAATATAAAATTTGTTTCACGAGATTTTGCAGCTCTTGGAGTTTCTGCAGATGATGTTGCAACTGCTGCAGCCGATTTTACAAATGAATTTAGTGGATTAGAACAACCATCTCGTGAAGTATTGGGTTCTATGGTTTCTTTAAATAAAAACTTTGGAATTGGAACTAAAGAGGCATCTCAATTAAATAAAGTATTTCAAAATATAGGTGGATTATCTGCCGAACAATCACAATACTTAGTTGGTCAAACTGCCGAAATGGCTAAGATGGCTGGAGTTGCCCCTGATAAGGTTATTAAGGATATGGCCGATAATTCGGAGTATGCATATCGTTACTTCCAAGGTTCACCTAAAGAACTTGCAAAGGCAGCAGTTGAAGCAGCAAAATTAGGAACATCTATAAAAGAAGCTGGAAAAGTTGCAGATAATTTATTAGATTTTGAAAGTTCTATCACAAAAGAACTTGAAGCATCTGCAATTCTTGGTACAAATATAAATCTTGGACAATCAAGATATCTTGCCTCAACTGGTGATATACTTGGTGCACAACAAGCAGTAGTTGATGAAGTATCCAAATTAGGTGATATTACAAAACTTAATAAATGGCAACAAGATGCTTTAGTTGAAGCAACTGGGATGGAATTTGAATCTTTAGTTAATCAACAAAGAATCAGGGAACGATTCGGAAAATTAAACAAAGAACAATTGGCATCTGCTATGGCATTGGTTGACGCAGGAAAAGATATATCACAAGTATCGATGGATGATTTAAATGCCCAAACTGGTAGATTGGCAGCTCAAAGAGAAATGCAATCGGTTTTGGATAATATGAGTAATAATTTTTCATCTTTATCAACT